GGCAATCGCAGCAGGCAAATCGCCGGTGTTGACCGCGATGCTCGCCTGCTGGGTGCCGATCGTCAGCGTCACCACGCCCGCGCTCGATGCGGTACCGGCCACCGTGACCGTGCCGGTCGCGGCCAGGCTGGCGGCGTCGTCATCCAGCGCGATCACCGACAAGGCCAGGTACGGGTTGGCGACCAGCGCAGCGCGCACCATCAGGTGCAGCATCGAGCCCCGGCCGAAATAGGTCGCGGCGTCGGCGTCCGAGAACACCTCGGTCAGCACGTTGGCCAGCACCGTGCCGGCCGCCAGCCGCTGGCCGATGATCAGCGTCTTTTGCAGGTTGCCCGGCAAGGTGCGCACCGCCAGCGCGGTGTTGAATTCGAAGTACTTGCCCGGCTTGCGGATGCTGGCCGGGATGTTGCTGAATGCGATATTCGGGCTGGGCATTATTCAACTCCTTTGTTTGCTTTGGGTGCGGTGGGCGCATCCGCCATGACCACGTCGCCATCGGCCAGGCGGCGCAGGTAATACGCGCTGTCAGGCACCTCGACAGCCACATCCTCGGTAATGTAATCGG